TTATTATATTACTGTACTGCTCTGGTAAAGTGATTGTGTCATCGTGTGCTGATAACGCAGTCGGTCTTACAAAAGCATAAAAGTGTATATTATAAACCTTATCAGGTATTGGGCTTAACCCAAACTTTCTATTGTCAGGAGACTTGATTACAAATCTAGGCTCTCCATGGTTTTGAGTATCTGCATCATCTGCATTCTCACTGTCTCTGTAGTATCTTGTCCAGTCTGTATTTGTAAGAAACTTTAAACCTTTAGAGACATAAGGTGTTGTTTCTCCACTTACGTTGATTGTTGTAACATAAAAGTCATCCCAATCTATTGATGAGTAGTCTGTAGTAATACTAGAACTATCAGACTTAAGAGTGTACCATCTTGTTCCTGCAACTGTAGCAACTGTTACGTTACCATAGAAAGGGTCAGTGCCTCCACTAGCTCCTGCAGAAAAGAATGGAAGTTGTGGTTCTTCATTGGCTATATCAAATATAGATTTATTGATACTATCTTTAACAAACTTTTGAATACCTGTAGCGTTTGTAAAGTTTGCAGAAGTTAATGGAACTTCATTGAGTTCTCTTAATACTTCGTTTGTTATGTTAAGATATGTTGTAGCCATTATTTTTTACCTTTAGCTTTTAACTTTGCTTTTTTACTTAAATCTTTAAAATGAAAAAGTTTTACACTGGTCTTACCGTGTGTCTTGCCAGAATGTAAATCCCCGTTAGGCATTTTATGAGAGCCACCTTTATGTTCAGTACCGTCTCTTTTATAATGTTTTACACCTTTCATTTTAATCCCTTAAAAAGTGGAGGAGACCGAAGCCTCCCCCGAGTTTGACAACTTAGTCAATCACGTAGAATGCACTACATAAAGCGTCATCTCTAAGTACTTTCGCACCATAGACATGTAAGCCTCTTACTATATCACCAAATGATGATGGGTCTCTCAACACTTCAGTTGAAAGAATAGTATTAGCAGTAGCAGTTGACGACATGTGACCAGCCATACATTTACCAGTAGCGTTAGATGTAGCAGCAACATTGTTAGATTTGTACATGTCAAATCCTCTTAGTTTACCACTTGATACTAAACCATTTCTGATAGAACCTTGTCCAGCGTTAAAGTCAACAGACATTAACTTGGAGTCAGCTTTAGCTAATTCTTCATAGAATGAAGGAGGAGCTACGAACCATCTACCTTCTTCAGGTACATTTTGTTCGTCTAATAGTTTAGCGAATCTCGCCATAAGGTCGATAGCATCTACACCAGTTCCGTCTGAGCCTAATAGGTCTACAGAGTTAGTAGCGTGTCCTAATGTTGCGTCAGCAGTTGCACTGTCTGAACCAATGATATGGTCAGGTGATGAAGCTGAACAACCAGCAAACATAGTTGCTAGTACAGCAGCATCATATGCATCTTTAAGAGCATACGCAGCAGATGATGAAGCTACTTCTTTGAAGTTGACGTGTGACATTTTAGTCTCAATATCATCTACGATGAATTTGAAAGCTTTAGCACTATCAACAACAAGAGTTGTTTCAGCATCAGTTAGTTTAGTTGCAGTCGTGTCAGAACCTCTTGTATAATCAGATACAGAGATTGTTGGTTCACCAATGATTTTTACAGAGTCTCCAAAAGCAGATATCTCACCGGCATAGTCGGTGTTAGTAATAGCTTCAACTACACTTGCCTTTCTAAAGAAGTTTAGAACTTTCTTAGAGTATACGGAAGGTAGGAAGAAACTATTAGTTTGTCCACTTACGGAGTTTGCAAAGTTTGCATTAGTATCAGTTCCGGGTTCAAAAAATTGAGCCATGATATATTTCCTTTAAGTTATAATAGTTATTTTACGATTCTGCCCATTTGCATTGCATCTGATATCTCTTTTTCAAATTTATCAAATTCAGCAACACTCATTGCAGAAATCTCCTTTTCAGACCAAACCTTTTGTTGATTAGGTTCTATACTTTTTGTTTTAGTAGAGACCATATCAGCAGCAGATTTTCTAGTCTGTTTAGAAGATGACATATCCTTTGGAAGGTCAATTCCTAAATCTTTTTTAAACAAGTCTAAAGCACGTGAAGCTAAGTCAGCATTGTTATCATTATCATATACCCAAGCTTGGATAGATGAATGCTGTTCTTTTGCCCAACTATGGAAGTCATCACTGTTTCTGATATCTTCAAAATCAGAATGTCTTTCCATTAATCTTTTTTCTGCATCTTGTCGTACTAGTTGATTTTCACGTTCTTGGAGTTTACTAAGGCGTTCTTCTAGAACTTTTGCTTTAGTCTCAGATTGTAAATGAGCAACGGTTTCTACGACTTCGTAAACATCAGGATAGTTATTTTTAAACTCTTCTAGTTCTTCAGGAGATTTAGGAGCTTTGTATTCGGTTCTATTACTAGTAGCCTCTTCAATTAACTCTTGTTCTCTAGATTTAAACTCGTTAAGCTTACTATCGTAATGCTTTTTTAAATCATCATATCTTTTTTTATAATCTGGTTTCTTATAAGGAGTATCCAGATTTTCTGTTTTAACATTATCTGTAGAATTAACTTCAGTAATATCATCACTATCAAAGAGTTTATTCTTTTCAGAAGGCTCTTCAAAATATAATTGATTAGCAGGGGTAAAAGGTGTATCTTCTACATGGTAATCTTTCTTTGCGTTATAAGGATTCGCTTGTTCTTCCTGTTGGACTGTATTAGTCATTTTCTATTCTCCTACTCAGGGCTTGTTTCACAAGGTAGCTCTATGTCGACTAGAGGGCTTGTTTGTAAAGGTAGCCTTTCGGTTATTAAAATGATAAAGTGCCTACGCTAATAGGGTGGCTTTATCGTTAGTTTGTTTAGCTGTAGATATTTTTAGTAACTTCTTTTCTCATATCTTCTGTTATTCCTTCACCAACTCCATCCTCTTGGATAATACCGGTTTGAGATAACATTGATTGAGGCTTTTCTTTTACCATCATACCTTCAGCAAAACCTTGTCTTCCATCTGCAGCAGCTTCAGCGTCTTTCATCATAGACATTAAATTGTCTTCTCCGATTTCTTCTACAGCTTTCGCAGTGAAAACAAATTCCCCATCAGACAACCTTGCAGGTATGTCATCAGAGACTCCTGTTCCCGGTCCTTCAACAGGTCCGTTCCCAGCAAATTCTTGTGCTACATCTATTACTTTATCAAATAACATTTGTAGTTCTTTATCTTGTTCTAGTTTGGTTACAAGCATATCTTCTTCTTCTTCACTTAATGCTTCATCCATTATAAATCTTGTGTAGTTTTCTTCCATATCATTATCAGGAAGCATACCACCGTCAGCTTTATTAGCTCTAGTTTTTGCTTCATAATTCTTTTTAGAAGGATTAATTCCTAGTTCTCTTAGTTCATCATTTATACTATTAATTGAATTATCAATAGAAGCAAGTGCATCATTATAGTTTTCAGCATCATATTCTTTTTTATTATTTTGAATTGATTCTCTTACTTTATATAAGTTATCTGCTTTTGTTTCAAGTTTTTTAATTTGAACTTTAGCTCTAGGAGCTTTTTTAGCTGTTAAATCTTGTACTACATCTGGTATTTCTTTTATTATTTTTTTAACAAGACTACCAGCACCATAGGTTTGTCTATCGTCATCAAGAAGACCACCTTTCTTTTTACCTTTTCTACCGTACTTTTCTAAGTCCATGTCTAGTAGTTGTTCTATTTCAATGTCTGATAAGTTTTCCATTTCTTTATCAGTTAAACCACCTAGTATTTTATCAATGTCTTTTTTAGTAGACTTTGTAGGAATGTTATCAACACCTGACTTTGCTAAGTCCATATCTAGTAGTTGTTCTATTTCTATTGGAGATAACTTACTCATTTGTTCGTCTGACAAGTTATCGAGTATTCTATCTATGTCTTGTTCTTTAACTTTTTTAGGTTGTTCTTTTTTAGCAAGTTTAAATAGTTTTGTTAGTATACCACCAGCACTTTTTTGTTTTCTTGCTAATTCTTTGGTTGCTGGTCTTTGAGAGTTTTTTGAAAAATCAAGTGCTAGGAAAAGTCCTTCATCAGGAGTTAAACTATTAACATAATCATCCGTAGAGTCATCTACAGCAAACCACCAATGATTTAATTCTTGTGGTTTTTTACCAGCAGCAACCATTTCTAATTCATACTCAAATAATCTATCTAATGTCCCTTCTGTTCCTCCAAAAGGTATTTCATAGTTATTAACTACTTTTAAAATTTGTTCAGCTTCTTTAGGAGTAACTTTTCTTGTTTTTGACGGAGCATTGCTTATTCTATATTCATCACCATAATCTTCAGCAACTTTTTCTACATGGTCTTCATATTGTTTTTTAAGTGCTTTATAACTTTTCTTAACTATTGCACCTGCTCCATAAGAATTTCTGTCATCTGATAACATAGACTTTTTAGGTCTACCTACTTTACTTCCATATGTTCCTGTTCCGTATGGCATTCTACTTCTCCTTTGCTTTGCCGATGTTTAATGCACACCAGTCTAAAAATTTGTATACTTTAGATAATGCTGCATCATCTTTAGGTGTAGGCGTTGCTGCACATATTAAAGATGCACACATAACTATTGTAGGTATTAGTGCTATAAATTCATTTATAAACTGTAACATATTATTTAATCCTCTTTATGTCTGTTAATTGCTTCTTTAACTTGTAAGTCTAACTGTTCTAACTTACCCAGTAAATTCAGCTTCCCCTGCAACCGGTACATTTCCTGTTCCGATGTTGCCACCACCAGTGCCTGTAGCTCCAAGTTCTTGAGGTTCTTGAGGTGTTCCTTCAAGTCCTCCCATTGGGGGCTGTTGACCATTGGGTTGAGCTTCCTCGCCATTTGTTTGTCCAGCATTTTGCATTCCTATTATTTGTGCCATGATAGCTGCTTCTTCAGGGTCATTGAGTATTTCATCAGGGTCTAAGTCTAAGCTGTAGGCAAGTTCACTAACGAGTTTAGAAATCTTAACAAATGGAGCAATAGCAGGACTTTGTGCAGTTTGTAAGAACATAGTAAGTCTTTGACTTCTAACTTCTTTCTGCATCAAGCTATTTGTTCCAGTAGCCTTAACTTCTAAATCACCTTTGACATCCAAATCATCCTCTAAGAATTGCATGTTCCACTGGAAATAAGATTCTCCAAGTGGCTTTAATAAAAAGTCATCAAGGTTTTTGATAACTGTTTTAATATTTAAACTAGATGCTCCCATTAACATTGACATGCCTGAAGCAGTCCTTGTCATACTTTGGACACCTGTTTGTCCATGTGAGTAACTAGGTATACCTGTTTGTTCATCTGCAAGTTGTCTGAACTTGTCAAACATCATTAAGTTTTCTTGTGATGTATTAGGAAACTTTAAACCATGTATAGCTTGTCCCGGCATTCCAGCTTGTCTTCTAAAGACTTTACCCGGATATATTTCCATTGACTGTCCACCAACTAAAGCAGACTCATCTACATCAAATACTAAAGAACCTGACATTGCTAAGTTATCTATAGCCATTCTTGCATGACCATTCATAATTTGTTGAGAGTCATCCATATTCTCTGCTACACCGATACCAAAGAAGTTATAAGGATTTCTTTCGTATGGGAAAGCGTTGTATGGTATTCTGTATGGAGTGAATGGATTAAGTACAGCTCTTAACAAGTAAGTACCACATGTCCATATGTTTACTTGTACTTCATCTAGGTCATCAACAGTGTCGGGTAAGTCGATACCTACTTCTCGTGCATACTCTGCATCCATCATTCCCCAGTATTCTAAGACTTCGTAACTATTGTTCATCTCTTCGTCACTTCTAGCATCGTCTTTTAACTGGCTTTCAAAATCTTTTTCTACGTAATTAGCACCCATTTGTATTGCACTACGTATTGAGTCATCGTCAAAGTAAGGCATGTTTCTTAACTGTCTTAATTGACTTCTGTTCATTTTGTGTCTATGTATAACATATTCACATTCATCCATGTTAGTAGCGTTAGGGTCAGGATAAAAATCCCAACAACTTACAAACTCTATTCTAGGTACTCTAACTTCTAATGGATTATAAACTCTTTCGCCTTCTTCAGAAGTATCCCATTTGTGAAGTTTTTTATTAAAGTTAAATGGTCCTTTTACAATCCCTGTGCCTAACAAAGCAGATTCTAAAAGAGCATTTCTTATTTCAGCATTACCATTTGATTCTTCTATTTGGTCGTGGATAAGTTTTTCCATTCTTCTTGCAGCTCTTTGTGCAGGAGATACTTCAATTTTTTGTGGGTCAGGGCTTGTTCCATCTTTAAGAATACCAGCTTCTTTAGCTTGGTCTTCAAGACTATCCTCAAACATTCCGTTGTAAAATGTTGCACCGGGTTTTAAAGTTCTACCATCTCCTTCGTAACCAACATCATATGGATTAGGCTCGTCTTCTAGTCTATTACCTATATCATCAGGTATCTCGCCTTGTGTAGTTTCTATTCCGGGTGTAGGGTTTGTAGCGTCAAGATGTGCAAAACTTGTTTCGCCTTCAGGTATTTTAGTTTCAGCAATTCCTATGGGAAATTTGCCTGTGCCAAAGATAACATCAACTAACTGTCCAAAGGCAGCTAGTACTTTAGTCTTAGTAACTTTTACAAATACTCTAGACTTTTCTGATTCTCTAAACTTAACACTTTTAGCATATAGACCTCTGTAGTTCTCATACGCTTTTAACCAACGAGTCTCGTCAGTCTGTCTAGCTTCTTCAGCTTGAGCATAACGCCCTTTGATAATACCAATAAGATTTCTTTGTTGGTCTTCTTCTAAAGTTAATTGAACTCCAGCTTCACCTTCTACTTCTTGATAGATGCTATCAGCGTTTAAAAATGTATTTCTATCTTCTACCATATTTTTTAATAACCAAAGGTTGAGTCTACCGGTCTATACATTTCTCTTTTTAAACCTCTGATACGTTCTAACGGGCTTACCATTCTAGGTCTACTCATTATCATATAACGTAATGCATCATATGCGTGGTCAGAAGCGTGTGTATCCACATCTTCAGGATTAGTTTTAGATAATGGTATTGACTGTAATTCTCTTATTAAGTTAGGACATGTATTAAATATCTGTAACTTAGGTCTACCGTTCTCTCTAATCTTTAAATACTCGTGTATTTGTATTTTACCTTGTATTCTATTCTTATCAGCTCGTCTTAATTTATGACCAGCTCTAACTAAACTTTCTCCAACAGTAGGACCAGTTGTTCCTGTATTTGCCCATGCTGCTGTATCTAAAACCCCACTCACTGAGAAAGGGTCTTCTGTTTCCATATCTGTTATTATAGAGGCTAATTCCTCACCTGTCAAGCCTTTTTTGTATAATTCTCTATATATTATTAAAGTATTATCGTTTATGTCCATTATTCCCCATAAACAACAAGATTCTGATGCGTAACCATAGTCAATACCTTTAACTCTTTCCCAGTGTACAGGAAGAGCAAAAGGAGTAATAACATGAGCTAATGGGTCAAACTCTGTAAAAGCTGCACCTTCAGCAACATCCCAGTTACCTTCTAAGAGTTGTTGTCTTTGTGTAGCAGGTAATGACTTAAGCATCTGCTCATAAACACCATCAGCATCTAGGTAAGGGTTATCAGCTAACTTAGCAGGTATAAACTTTCTTGTTAAGCCATCAGTGCCTTTAAAGCTTTTATTGTTTTCATTAGGTTCTATGTATCTTTGTTTTACCCAATGAGACCCAACCCCTCCGGGGTTAGCTGTACAACGTAAGTATGTTTTTATTTCAGGGTCAGTGGTACGTAGTCTTGAAGCAAGATAGTTCCAGCTAAACTCTGTAGGTAAGTGGGTTATCTCATCAAAGCCTATCCAGCTATATGCTTGTCCTTGATATCTGTATACGTCTGCATCTCTTTCAAGGAAACCAAACTCAACTTTAGCACCACTAGGAAAGTTCCAAAGCTTTTCAACTTCTTTAAACTTAGCACCAGGAAATGCTTGAGGATATAACTCACGAGACTTGTCAATCATTTCTCGTAGTTCCGGCATAGAACGTCTTAGAATTAATGCACGATGAGCTTTTTTATGTGCATA